TAAGTAAAACGTTTACTTAGATATTTGTTATAACTTGATTCACTATTTCTAACAGGTGGTTTAATAACGTTTGTTTGACTACTATTAGAAACGTTAGAAGTTGGAGCATTAACAACAGCGCCACCTTTCTTACCATCGACTTTAGCCTGTTCGTCGGCATTACCTTTAGACGAATTATAAACTGAAGCACCAGCAACAGACATAGCACCGCCAGCAGCAGCGAACTTAGTTGCTTGTTCCCACGGGAAATCCTTAACAGCCTTCATTGAATTAGAGTCTACTTTGGCAAACTCTTTCATGGCTCCGGACATTGCGCCCAAACCATCAGCTGCGTCTTTAACACCAGCACCAACTGTACCAATCTTAATTAGCTGTTCAACTGGAGAATCTTGACCGATAGTCAATAGGTTACCAACCAGAGTACCAAGACCAGCAACTGCTTGACCAGCGCCGAAAGCAGCAATAGCAGCTCCAAGCGCACCAACACCAGCGGCAACACCCATCAAAGCGCCACCGTCAATGTTAGCTAGTCTTTCTAGACCGCTCGTAAAGGTTTCAAGACCTTCACCCATTGACTGCATAGCAGCACCGATAACCCAAACAGCAGCACCAAGTCCAGTCATAGCCAATGCACCAAGACCAAGTAGTGGAGCCATCGTACCAGCTAGAGCACCAGCGCCAATTAGAGCAGCGATTGTAACGCCAGCTTTGCCTAGAGTTTCCCAATCTAAGTTAGCGAAATTCTCTAGAGCCTTACTCATACCCCAAACAACTGCAGTCAGTAAACCCATAACAGCGATACCAGCCACAGTCTTAGCTGAAGCGAATAGTTTGATACCATCGGATAATCCACCAAGGATACCTTTGAAGATGGAACCAATGCCATCGCCAATACCTTTACCGATAGCAGAAACACCAGAACCAAGTGCACCCATAGTATCGCTGATGCCAGTGGCAAGTTTACCGATACTAGATTTTGGTTTAGCGCCACGTCCAGAGTCTTCGCCACCACCTGCAGATGAGCCTTGAATACCTGCCATCGCTGCAGTGTTAGCTGCAATCTGAGCCAAGTAGTCCATTTGACCACCAGTCAAACGTAACATCTCTGATTGGTTTTCTTTACTAGCTTGTTGTTCAGCTAGTAAGTCTGTTGTTGATTGAGCGACCTGACCTTTATCTGAAGGCGTTTTAGCTAATGGTGCACTCTTGAAAGCAACGTTGCCACCCATCTTATTATTAGCGTCGCTTGTTGAAGTAACTTTATCTAGACTATTCATCTTAGCCAAAGAAGAGTTTCTTCTCTTACCTGCGTCGGATGCGTTAATCTGTTCTTCAGAAGCACCCATTTTTCTCAGACGAGCAATATCATCACCAGCTCTTAGAGCACTTTCTTTGGCGCCTCTACGTTCTTTAGCGTCTTCTCTTAATTGCTTTGGTGTTTTGTCTGAACCAAGAGCCTTCATACGTTTAGCGTAATCAAGGTCTTCCATCTTATTACGAGCACCCTTGAACATACTGAATGGTCCAAGCATTGCTTTCTTGATGGTATTAGGGTCAAGCGCATCAGATACGTTACGCTTTAGATCCTTGAATCTATCGCCAACACCCTTCCAGTCTTTGTTACCTTTTTGTAAGGCTTCGATCTGTTTGTTCTGCCCTTCAGAGATTTTCTTCAGGAAGGCTGCTTGATCCTTTTGTAGTTCTAGTTGAGCTTGCTGAATCTTAATAGACATTAAGACTTTAGCATCACTTTGATTAGAAGCGTCATTACCTTGAGCGGCAACTTGGATCTGTTGAAGTGCTTGGGACTGTTGGTCCAATACAGCTGTGATTGCACCAAGCGAACCGTTGGCGGTTTTAACGCCTCTGGCTACACTTTTCATTGGTCCCTTGCTACTTCTTTTAGGCATTTCTTATATCCTCTTCTTGGATTCGATCCGTTGTTTTTCTTCTTCTAGGTATTGGACTAACATATGCACATAAAGCTCTCGTTCAAATGGCAGCATATCTTCCAACTCTGCTAACGAATATTTATGATATTGCATAAGTGCAAAGTTCATACGATAGTAGTTCTGCAGAGATTCATGCCCGAGAGCCATTAGAAAAAACTTTGTAGACCTTCCAATACCTTATGGTGTTCTTTACCGCAGATCGGGCACTTGTATTCAACCTTAGTTGAAATCTTAGGCATAGTTTCAAAGAACTTTTGAATCTTACCGAACTGCTCAGTTGTTAAGTTATTCAAGAACTGTAATGTTTCTTCACGCTTTGTTTCGTGGCCATAGTATACATCATCGCCATCATAGATACAATCAATCAAGTCAGCCACTAGGTTGAACACTTGTTCAATATCATCAGCGTCTTTCAGTAAGTCTTGAGTCTCAAGCGTTGGGTACTTCATGATGATACCAACCTTGTTAAACAACTCAATCTTGTTGCTATGACCTTCTGGTTTAACAACAGACAAATCGCTGATGTTAATAGTAACCTTTGATCGTGCTTTTTCGTTTTGTTCACCGTGATCGTCATCGCATTGGAATAACAAGTCAATAGTTTCACCAACGGATTTACCACGAATCTGCAAGAACATGTATTCAATATCAAAGATGGCTAGATTATCTACATCAAACTTATCTTGGATAACGCTAGTGAATACGTTCTTTAACGTATCGACCATAACTGTTGGGTCTTCAGATTGCTGAGCAATTAGAAGCGCCTTTTCTTCTTTAACCACAAACGGTCTAAAACGAACAACCTTTCCGCTTGACGGAATAGTCATGTTGAACGTTGGTTGTGTATTCATTGGTAAAGCCATATTATTCTCCTGTCATTTTCTTAATCATTTTACTCAAGTCAGATGTGCTACCAACGAAGATAGCATTATTATTTGTGACTTCTTTAGAAGCTACACCCTTTACAGGTTCTTCAAGTTTCTTTTTCTGTTGGTGTACATCCATAAGCTGTTGGTTGATATCAGCGAGTTGTTTCATCAACCCACCTACAACTTCAAAAGCTCTTGGATGTTCACTTTGCTTAGCAACGGATAAAGCTGTTTCTAGAGCAGCCTTACCTTGTGTAAGAAGTTCGCGGAGGTTATCCCTCGCGTGATCATAGTCGTCTTCTATTTTAGCAGACGTGTGTTTAGGTTCACCAGTTGCTGGTAGAACCTCCACCTCTTGTTCTTTCATAGGTTCAATATCAAATATCTTTGACAAAGACTCATCAGTATTCATATACAAATCCAAAAATTAAAAACGAATAGACGGGATTCTACTTGTAACTTGAGAGAATCCACGCATAGCATATTGTCCAACTGCGCCAGTAATGAAGTTACCAGCCTCACCCAAACCTTTACCAAACTTCTCTTGGAAGCCTGAAAAGTTGTCGAAATACCCTTTGAAACCACCAGCAGTCTTTTCTAGCTTAGTGTATGGGTCTTGTTCGATAGGAACAGCATACCAATACTTATATTGGAATGTAACATCCAATCTCATGGTATCACTATTGTTCTGAGAATCTAAAGAAACAGCACCAATTGACTTTGGGTACGCTTCAAACAACTGCACGAGATAAGTTGACTTATCTTCCAAGTCTTGAATACGAATAGTCATTGGCGTAACGTAATCATTATACCATCCAACAGATCTATCAATTGGGTTGACGATATATTGTGACCATTGATCGAAAATAGTTTTAACTGTCATTGCGCGATCTACGTGGAACGTCAACGTGATCGGGTCATACATACGATCGTAAACCACTTCTCGTGTTTCACCGTATGAACGGTTGGTAGTTGTTGCGAAATTGATACCAGGAAGACTAGCCTTCTCGCAGAATAGTAACATTCTCTTTGTTAGCTCAGGCATTGCTTTCGGTGGAGTAAAGTCTACCGTGAAGCGGTTCGTTCTAGCGATACCTTTGGTTTTGATTTCTGCAATAAAATCTTTTTGTCTATTAGTTGTCGCCATTTTACTTTTTCTTCTTTCGTTTCATTTTGTTAACAGCCTGTCTTGACTTATCCCAGATTCTGTCATCAGGGGCTTTAACGAATTGTTCGACTGGTAACAATACAGCAGTTGTCCAGTCATATGCTCTAATTTCTCGAAAGGTAGATCTTAACCCACCGAAGTTATAATTATGAAACGCTGGAACAGCGGCTGCAAACTTCGTAACACCTTTGATGGCTGCCCAACTATATTTGATACGAGTTGATTCATCCATCTTAGCGTTTGTCTTATACTGCATCAAATGGAACAGTAAGTGTACACGCATCTGGTATGGTAGGTAATGGAAGTTGATTCCACTGAACCCACTAATAGATCGTTGGTATAACAACGTGCACGGGAAACGATCAAAGTAAGGGAGTTTGTCTTTGTATAACGGGTCATAGATGTACATATACATCTTCCCAGGCATCAGCTTAGTTGTGAGCTGCGTTGGGTTGCCCTTCAGAACCATCCATGGGCTGTTAATTTGTTTCATTAACAAAATCATCTGCTGTTCATACCAAGCCTTCGACTTACGGAAGGCTGTCTTTAGATCGTACTTGTTCTTCTCGAAGATATCGAGAGCGGCGATCTGGGCAGCAGTGCGAGATTGTTTGATTTGAACTGGCATATCCTATATTTAGGTATTATAAGCCAAGTTCCTTTTCTGTAATGATTTTAAATTCCCAGCCACGATCTTTGGCATAGTCGGTCGCTGCTTTCCATTTAGCTTGGTTTTTGATAAAACTGTACGATTCAGCTAAATAGCGTTGGGTACGCTTGCCAGGGAATACTGGCGGCGCAGTCTGTTTTAACGGTTTTACTTCGATTAGGTAAGTTCTAGTTGAACCGTCTCTTTGCTGCACACGGATCTTGAAATCTATGAAGTATCGGTGTAGCTTATTATCAGTTGGACACATATACGGAATTACCGTCTCTTCCGAACTCCAACGAACTATTTGAGGGTTTGTGTCGCACCACTTTGCAAACCTCGTCTCCCATGAAGAACGCATTATGATATTTGATACGTCCCCAGAGTATTTTTGTGGGTTTATTGGTACATAACGTCTTTTATGGAACATAAATATATAATCAAATAAAAAATATTTAGGAAGCCTGTATGGGAATTCTCGATTACATGAGCCAGAAGGTAAGTGATGCCAAAGGCTTCGTTTCTGGCGCAGTAAAAACTTCAAAAGACGCTGCTACGTCTGCGAAGGACATCACAACGAAAGCACTCAATCCACCAAGAGAAAAGTGGATTGACAACAGTCGCCGTTCTTTCGACGTGAACAAATATAGGGTAGACCAGATGTCTTACCCGATGGATTTGCTATCACCTCAATACGGTGGTAATTATGCTATCTTCTACGTCAACCTCTCGGACGCTTCTAGACTAGCACTTACTGAAGAAACTGTAGAATTAGACCACAAGACTGAAGCTAGAATGCGTGGTTCATTGGTCGCTAACGCTAAGAAATTAACAGACACTTTTGAAGGTGTTATCAGCTCAGCCAATAAGGCATTACCAGACGCTGTTGGTAAGATTGATATTGAAGCTATTAAGAACGCTGTACCTTTTAACGCTAGAAGCCAACGTCGTTTGAAGACTGCTATCGCTCTACACATTCCAAACCAATTGAGCGTTAGATACGCTACACAATGGGGTGAAGCAGAAACTGCTACGGCTCAGGCTCTAATGTCAGCAGGTTCTTCTGGTGTTAATGCTGTTGGTGCTGCTCTTTCTGGTAACGCATCGGCTGCTAAGAAGAACCTTACAGATACAATGGCTACTGGCGCCGAAGCTGCTTTTGCTTATGGTATGAACAAGGTGCCAGGTAAAGACGCTATCAGCGGTGCAACTGGTTTAGCATCTAACCCTAAGAAAGAACAAACTTTCCAAGGTGTTGACTTCCGTAAGTTTACGTTTGACTATCAATTCTATCCAAGAGATGAAGCTGAAGCTCAAAACGTTTTAAACATCATCCACCAGTTTAAGCTACATATGCACCCAGAGTTCAAGAGTGAATTGAACTACGTTTGGATCTACCCTTCTGAATTCGACATCACGTATTATACTGGTGGAATGGAAAACTTAAACCTACACAAACATACTTCATGCGTTTTGGAAAGCATGAGCGTCAACTATACACCGAATGGTAACTTCTCTGTATTTGCAAACGGTATGCCAACTCAAATCAATATGTCACTAGAGTTTAGAGAACTACAACTTGCTTCGAAAGAAACTATTGGTCTAACGCCAGGAGGTCTATAATATGTACTTCAAAGAATTCCCGCAGTTTCTTTATGACTTTAACTACGGTGATAGAATCAAGACAAGTATTGTAAAAGACATTACACGTAACGTTAGACTTAGAAAAGAAGTTCTTTCCAACGTTACGCTGTTTGACGAATACGATATCATTGACGGTGAAACGCCAGAAATCATTTCTGAAAAGTTTTATGGCACTCCAGAGTATCACTGGGTTGTTATGCTTGCCAATGGTAAGTACGATTATCGCGCAGACTTCCCTGTACCAGAAACAGTTCTAGCGAAGCACATTGCTGATGTATATAACCCAATGATGTACTCCAGCGATTGGTTCTGGGATACGCATGAAGATGGTTTAGTCTACTTTCATATCAAAATTACAAGCACTGCAGTTCCATTTGACCCAGCATATTTAACAGCTGCCGTTAAAATTAGAATCCAAGACGATGATAAGTCTTTTGTGATTGACCTGAACTTCCCAACAGACCCACTTGGTCTAGATGTAGCTACTCAATATTTCTACTTCCCATTAGTCAACCATTCTGATGAATGGTTACTCGCGCATGGAAAAGAAGGCGCAACAGTTGAAGCTGGTATTGGTAATGTTGAACTTACAATCATTACTGAAGGTAGAGAATACAACCCTGTGTACTATGTAAATTCACAGGGGCAAACTGTTAACCCAATGAGCGGAGCAATCCCAATCACTGGCGACACGCAACATAGATATGAGAATGATCAAAAGCGAAGAATCAAGATTATCTCTCCGACTCTGTTGGAAACAATCCTTAGAAACTATCAAGATGAGTTATAATGCCTGAAATTGTCAATGCTGCTAATACGTTAAGGTTTGCTGGCGATGTAAGTATCGAAAAGGTGGATATCATCACACCCAAAGGTATTTACCAGAACGTCAGAAACCAAGTAATTCAATTGAGGATATTTGAAGATATCTTCTCACCATTCATCACAGGTTCAGTAGTTCTAAAAGAATCATTCGACTTGCATTCTTTGCTGCCTCTAATCGGCGAAGAATTTATTGAAATCAAAGTATCAACACCAACGCTGGATAAACCAATCAGCGGTCTTTTCCACATCTATAAGATGAACGATAAGATTAACATTGGCGATAGAGCCGTTGGTTACGAATTGAACTTTATCTCAGCTGAAGCGTTAGTTGATACTAACAAGAAAATCAGCAGAGTTTTCTCTGGTAAGATTTCAGACATCGTTAGAACTTTCGTCGTTGACAAGATCGACGGACTTGAAAGTAAAAAGAAGTTCAACGTTGAGAATACTCGTAACACAATCAAGTACGTTTCTCCATACTGGGGACCAGTTCAAAACTTAACATATCTTTCAGACAACTCCATCTCAGAAAACCAATCACCATCGTTCTTATTCTATGAGAACCGTGATGGCTTTAATTTTAGATCGTTGGAGAGTTTGTATAAGACCAAAACTTTCCAACAGTTTATCATGGATAAGTATTCACGTGATAACTTCCCACAGGGTGGTAACGCACTGAACATTTTAGAAGATTACAAACGTGTTGGCGAGATTGACTTTATTGAATCATACGACTACATGGACAGATTGTCTGGTGGTATGTATAACTCTAAACTAATCTCATACGATTCTACTAAGAAGACATACACTGTTAAGAACTTCGATATTAAGAAGAAGTTCTCCAAGCAGATTCACTTGAACGAGAACCCTCTGTTCTCCGACAAAGCTGTTGGTAGAAGTAACGCTAAACACATTCTATTCCCTAGAGCGTTTGAAACTTTTACTAGCTTCGGTGATACAACCAACGCTCGTGTTCTTCAAGAACGCATCTCTTTCTTGAAGATGGCTGAAGCTCAGAAGGTTAATATCACGGTTGCTGGTCGTTGCGACTACACAGTTGGACAGGTAGCTGAATTGACTTTGTATAAAAAGCAGCCTATGAAAAAGAGTGACAGAAACGAAGATTTGGTTGATACTGTTAACAGCGGTAAGTATTTGGTATCCGCCATCAACCACCAAATCTCCACAGACGGTCACACATGTTTTATTGAATTGATTAAAGACTCTATGAAGAAGAAAGTTGGATAATGGCTCAAAATAGTATTTACTTCGGTGTAGTTGAAAACCGTGTTGACCCGTTGGAACTTGGTCGTTGCCAAGTTCGCGTGGTTGGTTTACATACTCACGACAAGAACTTATTACCTACGTCAGATTTGCCATGGTGTGCAGCCATGCAACCAGTTACATCTGCGGCGATGAATGGTATTGGTCACACTCCAATTGGACCAGTTGAAGGCTCATCAGTTGTTGTTATGTATCTTGATGACTCATACCAACAGGGTATTATCATGGGCGCTGTTGGTGGTATCGCCACAAACCCAGTGCCTATTGACTTTGACGACTCTGGACCAATTGCTGAAACTGACACGGCTGGTAAAGACGTTGTTCGTTTACGAAGCGTTCCTGGACCAACAAGCGGTCAAGTTATTAAGCTGTATGACCCTGACTATAACCGTCAAGATTTGACTTCTAAACTAACAGCGAACATGCGTGTTAGTGGTTATGGTATTGAATATGGTACAGTCATTGTTTCCATTGACAACGGTACTCAGATTACAATTTCTAAGCCTGTTCGTGATTATACTGAAAACCTAATTGACTTTGAACCACCTCTGGCTTCTGTGCAAGCTGTTGTTGCTTCCAAGACTAACATCACAGGTTCAACGCTTGATCAAAAGGCTGAAGCAGTTAAGACAACTCCAGTCAACAACGAGATTCCAACTCTTCCGCCTATTCCTGAGTTTAAGAATACTCAAACGAAAGCCTCCGAAGGTATCAAGGCACTTATCGCTGCCTGTGATAAAGTTGGTCTAACTACTAAGGAACAGAAGTGTGCCTTGTTGGGTATTGCTGGTGGTGAGTCTGGTTGGATCCCTCAGAAAGAATCATACAACTATTCCCCAGCACGTTTGAAACAAATCTATTCTTTCGCGACCGATGAAGACGTTGCGAAATATGCTAACGCCACAAAGAATGGTGTTACACGTGAAGAGTTTTTCTCTTGGGCTTATGGTCCAACGAAGCGTGGTAAAGGATTCTTTGGTCACACATCCGACGAGATGGCTGGTAAGTATTATGGACGTGGCTTCATTCAATTGACTGGTTACTCAAACTACAAGCGTTACAATGATATGGCTCAAAAGATGGGTCTACTGGTTGACATTGTAAACTTCCCAGATACTCTAGACTTAGATATTAACACATCAGCTATTATCGCTGCGTTGTATATCAAAGATCGAGTGGCAAAGGGTGTTAATGCTAACGCTCACCCAGATTACTTCTACTCTGCCAAGAAAGCAGTTGGTGTAAACTCACCAGATATTGCTGCTCGTAAATTGAGATACTACGAATACTTCTACGGTAAAGAAGGTGGCGGTGGTGTAAACAAAGACGCTGGTGCAGCTCTTCCTGCCATTGAAGATTCTACTAACTCAAAGCCAGGACCATCTAAAAAGTCTATTGAGACTGGTTCGTTTGGTTTAGGTTTCCGTGATCCAAACAACAAATATCCTCTTCAAGATTATATCGGCGAGTCTGACGTGAACCGTCTAGCCCGTGGTGTTATTGAAGGTACAGTTGTTAAGTTAAAAGACGCCAACAGAAAAATGGGTATTCCAACTTCTGGTGGTGGACAATGGGATCAACCTGCTGCCCCTTATGGCGCTAAGTACCCATTCAACAAAGTGTTTGAATCAGAGTCTGGTCATATTCAAGAGTTTGACGACACACCTGGTCAAGAACGTGTTAACACGTACCACCGTTCTGGTACATTTACTGAAGTAGATGCTAACGGTACACAGGTAAACTATATCGTTGGTGATAACTTTGTTCTGATGGAACAAAACGGATGTATCCACGTTGCTGGTGAATGTAACATTACAGTTGACGGCCAAACTAACATCTACGCTCGTTCTGACGCCAATATTAAGGTTGAACAAAACGCAACTCTAACAGTTGGTAACAACTTAGATATCGGTGTAGCTAACGACGTAACTCTAGCTGCTGGCGGAGACTTCTTGGTCAAAGCTGGTGGTAAATTTAACGTTGACGCTGGCGAGATTAACGCCAAGTCCCAAGCTAATCTATCAATGCAATCTGTTGGTGATATGTCACACAAGGGTGCTAAGTTCGCTATTGAATCGCAAGGTGATGCTGATTTTAACGTTGCTGGTACATTCAATATGAACTACTCTGAAGGTAACTTCGGTGTTAGTGCTGGAAGCGCTGCTGATGTAGCAAACGTCGAGTTGACTCCACCTCCAGCGGGTTCTCCTTTGAACTCAGTGATTGGTTATTCTGTACCACCAGCCAGAGAATTTGAAGAGAAGGCTGTTGTGGAAACACCAGACGACTGGGATACTCCAGAAGGTAGAGCTGCAGCGAACCAACAAGCATCAACTGAAGGTGTTGCTGGCGCTGTCATTCTTCCAACAGCTGATGAAGCAGCTCCTGCTCCAACTGGCGGTTCTGGTAAACCTATCTCTGTTGATAAGGGTGATATTCAGAACACTAGAGACTTCACTAACGATTACCGTCTATCTAAGAACGTTGTTCTTGGTATGGTTATTGCTGATAAGAAACACATTCTTACTCCACAGATGTTGCAGCCAGCTTCTGGTGGTCAAGACCGCTTGTACACCGTGCAAGAAATTGTTGGTAACTTAGCTGAGACTGCTAACAACATTCTAGAACCAATTATTGAAGTTCTGCCAGGTGGTCGTTCAGGTTATGGTTCACAATGGGCTATTTCTTCAGGCTATCGTTTGAAGGGTGTTGTTAAAAACGAGTCACCAACGTCTGACCACTGTAAGGGTCATTGCGTGGACATCGTGTTGAAGATTCCAGACAAGTACACTAAGACATACGAAATGATCCAGAAGATTGAACAGTTAATTGTTTACGATCAATTGATTCTAGAGTATCGTTTCCCAGATTCTGTGTGGATGCACATGTCTTATCGTAAGGATAACAACCGTAAGATGGCGTTCACTATGGTCAACGACAAAGTCTACAAGCGTAACTCTAAGGGCTTGCCTTCTGGCTTCTTCTTACTAAATACAATCCCACCGAAGGGTACAGTCTAATGGCTGCAGTTTGGAATATCGAAACATTCCCAGCGGTTGACGAGTATGAGGCTTTCTCGCACTCGTTGACTTACACGGATGACGAGTTTCCATCTAAGACGTATAGTGTAGTTCTGACAACATTAGATACAAACCCAGAGAACGTTTTCATTAGTGGAAATAACATCTCTGGTTACTACTCTGACGTGTTCAATATGTTTGTCAAATATAAGACAACGGCTGTACCGAACGAGTTTATTTCTGTAAATAACTTTAGAAAAATCGACCTCGAGAAACTGGAACAAGTTATCGAGTATAGTCCAGATTTGACACCAAGCCGTTTGTACACATACACTGCGACTGTATATGAAGTTGTTGGAAACCAGTCAACCGTGGTTACAACCAAAGACTACACTAAAACTGTAAAGAACAACTGGGATTTGAACAAGGAATTGCTACTCCGTTATATTTCCAAGACTGGAACTCTTGACGAAGCGTTATTTAAACAATGGATAAATAGTATTAATGATGCCACTGTTAAGTGGAAGAATACAGCCAACGTTGTAGTAAATTGGACATAACATGCAAATCCCAAATAGTTTCAAGTTAAGAACAGGTGCCATTCAGTTAGCAGACTTAGATGCTAACTTTGACATCATCCAAGTTACAGTAAACCAACAAGCTGAAGCTATCACTAAAAACCAAGTTGATATTTCAAACTTGGTTACGTCTATTGCTAACTTCTCAGCAATCCCGATCGGGTGTATCGTTATGTGGGGTGGTTCTGTTACATCAATTCCTTCTGGTTGGAGATTGTGCGACGGCACTAACAACACGCCAGATTTACGAGATAGATTCGTAATTGGTGCTAGGTCAGATTCAACTTCTTCAGCTACAACGTTTGTAACTGGAGCGGATACTAAGTCTGGTGGTTTTAAAGATTCTGTGGTTGTTAATCACGGACACACTGCCACTTCTTCTGCGGTTTCATCTGGTTCTTTGACATCAGATACTGATGCTTGGACAGGCACTCTATCATCAGGTGATGCTAGTTTATATGGTAGCGGCGTCTTTTCTAATGCTGGTGGTGGTCAAACTTTTTCAGATAATGGTTTCACTAGCACGAATTTTGAAAACAGCACAGTAACGATTTCTAGAAGCCGTTCCCACACTCACACACCAACTATTACTACGAACGTTACAACTACGGTTGTTGCTACTGGTGAAACTGGAACGAACAGAAACCTTCCACCATATTATGCTTTGGCATATATCATGAAGATCTAATATGCCAGGAGTTTCAGTTATCGGAGATACTACAACTGGTCACGATGGATTCCCACCGACTAAGATGGTGACGTCTCCAGTTTCTAAGACCAAATTTAATGGTAAGAAGCCAGGAGTTGTAGATCCTTCTTGTCAGTTTATATTACACTCTAAGGGTCAAGAAATTCACCCTCAGGAAATAAGATACCCAGTTGAGGGGTCTAGCAAGACTAAAATTGAAGGGTATTACTTAGCAAGAATTGGTGATAAATTAAACGATGGTGATTATATCGCCAAAGGTTCAGACAACAGTTTTATAGAATAAATAATATCTATGAGCAGAAATACAAGAACATTCTCGGACTTAGACTTTAACTTCTCCCCACACCCAGTGACGGGAGACTTGGTTCAGAAGCACGACGAGAATGCTATCAAGCAGGCTGTAAAAAACCTACTTCAGATTCGTCACTATGAGAAGCCTTTTCATAGTGAAGTTGGTTCTCCATTAAGAGAACTACTATTTGAGAACATAACACCACTTACTGAGAAGATGGCTCGAAGAGCTATCGTCGACATTATTTCAAACTTTGAACCAAGAGTGCAATTAATAGACGTCAACGTTATTGCATCGGATGAGAACAACTCATTATATATCAACGTGGTTTTTAGAATCGTAAACACCGAACGACCAATAACTCTTGACTTCGTATTAGAGAGAACACGCTAATGGCACAATCAACAAAACGTATTAAAGTTAATGCACTAGACTTTGATGAAATTAAGGATAACCTTAAAACCTTCCTTTCATCACAAGATAAATTCCAAGACTATGATTTTGAAGGTTCTTCTTTCAACATCTTGTTGGACTTACTAGCATACAACACCCACTATAACAACCTGTACACTAACTTAGCAGTCAACGAGATGTTCCTTGACTCTGCTAGCAAACGTGCATCTGTTGTTTCTATCGCTAAGATGCTTGGTTATGTACCAAGCTCAGCTACTTGCGCCAAAGCGTATGTAAACGCTACGATTACTGCTCCGACATACTTTCAGAGCGTTATTACCCTCCCAGCGAACCAACCGTTCTTGACTTCGATTGACGGTGTGTCATACACATTCTATAACACATCCGACGTTACTACTGTTGCCGTTGGTGGTACTTATACGTTTAACGACATCGAATTGATTGAAGGTATTCCTCTGACGTACAGCTATACGATTCGTCAAGGTCAGAAATACATTATTCCAAACGCAAACGTTGACTTGTCAACATTGATTGTTAAGATCCGCGAAACAGCTGACTCTGATACATTCGTTGTTTATACTTCAGCTGGTGCAGTTACGGACATGGATTCTAACTCTAAGTCTTACTTTATTAAAGAGTTGGATGATGGTATCTATGAAATTTACTTTGGCGATGGTATCGTTGGTTACAAACCAATTGACGGTAACTTCCTAACGTTTGAATACTATGTTTCTTCTTTGGAAGGACCAAACGGTTCTAACACTTTCTCATACGCTGGTACTGCCCTTTTGGGTTCTGGTCTAACTGTTGTTGCTTCAACTGCCGCTGTTGGTGGTTCTTCACCAGAAGACGTTGACGCTATTAAGTACAACGCTCCACGTATGTTCGCTGCACAAAACCGTGCCGTGACAACTGAAGATTACAAGACTCTAATTATCAGAAACTTCCCTTCTGCTTCATCAGTGGTTGTTTGGGGTGGTGAAGATAACGATCCGCCTATTTATGGTAAGACATTTATTTGTGTGAAACCAAAAGACACAAACAAACTAACTGATACTGAAAAAGATTACATCAAGAACCAGATTATCGCTCCGAAGTCTGTTGTTTCTATCACGCCTGAGTTTATTGACCCAGAATACTTCAACGTCCAGATTGACGTTACAGCTTACTATAATGCTAAGGTATCTGACAAAACTCCAGCTCAGTTGGAAACTCTAATTCGTGAAGCCATCTACACTTACGACGATACTAACTTGAGACAGTTCGACGGTGTATTACGTTACTCTCAACTTGTTCGTTTGATTGACGAGGTTGACCAAGCTGTTGTTAACAACACGACTAAGATTCTAGTTCGCCGTGAATTTACTCCACGATATAACCTATCAGCTGAATACAAGTTGAACATGATCAACCCGATCTTCAACTCTACAATTCCTGCTGAATCTGTTATCTCTACTGGTTTCTATATTCCAAACACTGCTAACATCCACTACATTGACGATGATGGTCAGGGTAACTTACGTCTATTCTACTATGATGCTCAACAGAATAAGTATATTGTGAACCCAAAGATTGGCGAAGTTGATTATGCAAACGGTACTCTAATCGTTCGTAACTTAACTATCACTTCTATGGCTGACGCTACTTTTGAATTCATCTTGAAGCCAGAATCTTATGACGTTGTTACAGCGTATAACCAGATCGTTCAAGTTGCTCGTAACTATTTGAGCGTAAACGTAATTAACGATATGACTGCTGCTGGTTCTAACCAAGCTGGTAAGAACTATATCTTCACTTCTATCAGAAACCTAAAGTAATATGGCTGAGAATAACAACCTTAGAGTTGCGCTGAAAAACTTAGCAGCGCATCAATTACCTGAATTCGTAAGATCCGAATATCCAACGTTCGTATCTTTCGTTGAGGCATATTACGAATACTTGGATAATCAAGGGGTTGATTTAAAGCAGGTACGAGATATTGACAACACCCTAGAAGAATATTTGAAGTTCTTCAAGGGTGAGCTTGCTCACAACTATCCAGTTGTTAGTACGGACGTCAACACTGAACGTTTCTTGTTAAAGCATATCAAGGAACAATACTTAGCCAAAGGTTCTGAAGCGTCATATAAACTTCTATTCCGTTTGCTATACGGTAAGGACGTATTCATTGACTATCCTGGACGCCAGATGCTTCGCGTGTCTGATGGTCGCTGGACTCAAGACGTTTCTATTTTCGTACAAGTTGCTCAGGGTGATCCGATCAAACTAATCGGTAAAACGATTAACGTACAAACTGGTAAAAAGATTTACAACACGGCTGTTGTTTCTGGGGTTGACGCTTTCTCTGGCGTTACTGCCAGCGTTCAGAACGCAGTTGTTGTAAACGAAGCTCTTAACATCTGGGAATTATTCTTAGACAGAAACTTCTACGGTGATATTGCACCAAACAACACGGTTAAGTATGGCTCTGAGTTTCAGGCTACTATTCTTCCAAACACTGCTAAGATTAAAATTAGCGATGCAGGTAAAAACTTTAGACCTGGTATGGTGTTCCAGTTAAACACTGGTGAAGGTACACCGTTCTGGTTCAAGGTTGCTACGGTTACTGAAACTGGTGGTTTGAAAACAATCGACGTTATTAAGTTCGGTCTTTTCTACAATACAAGTTTCTCTGTAACTGTACTTCCAACTTCAGCTGTAACTTCTAAGCGTAAACGAAACGTTGTTGTATCAGACTTAACATACACTGTTGCAAGTAACGGTAAAGTTGTAGAATACAAAATTCTAACTGGTGGTCAAAACTACCAACTCCCTCCACTAATTGAAATTACTGGTGACGGTACAGGCGCAGCTGCTCATGCTGTTATTGAGAATGGTTCTATTACAGAAATTGTTATTGATGATTTCGGTATTGGATATAGTGAAGTATTTGCGCAAGTAACTAATGCCCCAGGAGACGTTCTTGGTAATGGCGGCTCAGTTAAGCCTGTTATCGGCGCTGACTACGATTACAACTTTAATGACAAGACAGAAGGTTTTACTGAATCTGGTTACGTCAACATGGGCGACTACTGGGACTCTAGCGAACACGGTAGATTTGCTAACATTGTTGCACCTCAGTTAAGAAACGATGTTATTACTGATATCAATGTAACAAACCAAGGTCAGGATTATACTACTGCCACTGTTACAATTACAGACCCAACTGGAACTGGAACAACTGCCGACGCTGTGATTACAGACGGTAAGATTACAAGTATTGTTATCGACAACTTTGGACACGGGTATACTAACCCAACTATCAATATTGATGGTGACGGTACTGGGGCTGAAGTTTCTGCAGTTATTAAAGACGGATGTATCACGTCATACACTATCACTAACGGTGGTTCTGGATATGATATCCCAACTCCATTTATTGACATCAACTATCCTCAAAGTAACGGCGTAAACATTAATGGTTCTGCTCGCGCAGTAGTTAAAGTTGATGGAATTGTTGATGGTGTAATTACTAGCTGTAAAGTCAAATACCCAGGACACGGATATCTATCTGTACCAACTTTAAAAGTTGTTGGTTCATATGGTTACGCCAACGGTGGTTATGTTGGTACTATCGCCCGTCAGTTCTTTATTAACGCTGCTGACACGTTGGGTGATGACCCAGCTATCTTGAACGTTAGCTTGGATGCTGTTTCCAAGTATCCTGGCTATTACAAGACGAACGACGGTTTCTTGGATGATTCTATGATGATCCAAGACTCATATTACTTCCAAGCGTTTGCCTACGTGTTGAAGATCGACGAGCAATTAGAGAAGTATGCCTCTGTTGTTCGTTCTATGCTTCACCCAGCTGGTATGGCGATGTTCGGCGAGTATAGTATTAACAACAAGATTCAACTTGCTGTTGCTCTTACTTCTATCGTCAAATCTCTTGGTGTTACTTTATACGATACTGTTATTGCTTCTGACGGTTATGAGTTAGACTCTAACGGTAACGTTATTCGTGGTACTTTCTATTCAGCCTATAAGTACCTTGAAACTGAGTATGATGGTAACAACATCACTGATGTACTTTCTTGGTTATTTACTAAGAAATTAGAAGATAGTGTGTCAAACGCAGAAGTGTTTGACAAGTTCTTCACCAAAGGCATTGGTCTAACTGGCCAAGCCGAATCGGTCTTTATGACGGAAGTTGTATCTAAACAGTTTACCAAAACTACAGCCGATACAACACAACTTTTAGAGATATTTGCAAAGGTATTGACGACAAAAGCATTTACAGATTTTGTTCCAATGTCCGAGCGCCACGCTATTGAATTTACCCTAAATACAATTATTGATCCAACATCTGGGCAATACCCAGAAGATGGATTCGTGGTATTTGAGCCCTATGAACACGGTTCTTATCAATTAGAACATTATTCTAATGAACGACCATCAACTTTCTCATCTTAAAGGAGACACTATGATTGAACAAATTAAACAAGGAAGCCAAGTAAGCCCAAAGGGTTGGGTTACTGTTACTAAAACAAACGAACTAGGTAAAGTTACTGAACAATTTGAAGTTCCTAACCTAGTTGTTACTACTGGTAAAATCTACATTGCTGGTAAGATGATTGCCACTAACCAAGACGTTCCAGTTGCCATGTCACACATGGGTATTGGTACAGGTACTGCTTCTCCATTGGCAGAAGACACTACACTTGGTACTCAAACTGGTCGTGTGTTGCTATCTGGTAACTTACAAGAAAACAACTCTATTACTTACACTGCTACATTCCCAGCAGGTACTGGTACTGGTGCTATTACTGAAGCTGGTATTTTCAACGCTTCTACTGGTGGTACTATGCTTTGCCGTACAGTGTTCCCAGTTGTTACTAAGCAAGCTGGTGATACTATTGCTATCACTTGGAAAGTTACAGTAAGTTAATCTCTAGTTTTTCTATATTATAACAAGTTAAACTATCGACGGAATTAAAAATGGCAGATACAAAATTAGTAAAAACGATCCTATTTAAAGCATTAGCTGAAGGCGTATTCAGGGACGTTGTTACGAAGTCTTCTTCATACTACTATTTTCTAGGTCAGACCTTAGACTGGGTTGACGAAAACAACCCACCTAAACCGATCGATAGTTTGACTTACGACCATGACGTTCGTAATGAGATTATCACTATTAAAGAAATTAAACCATCAGACGTTTCTTTCGTTATTAAGCGTAGAGATTGGGCGTCTGATGTTGTTTATGACATGTACGATGACATGTATTCTGACGAGGTTATTGGTGTTAACATCATCTCTGGCGGTTCTGGATATATCAACGTATCAGACATTGAATTAGTTATTACTGGTGGCGGTGGTTCTGGCGCAACAGCTGTTGTGTCTGAAATTACTGGCTCATCTATTTCTGGTATTGTTTTAACAAACCCTGGTGCTGGCTACACTTCAGTTCCAGACATCGCTATTAATTCGGCTTCTGGTTCTGGTGCCGAGCTTCGTGTTAAGATTGGTTTGTCATCAACTGGTGCGCAGAAAGTTGAAGATGCTGAGTTCTATGTTGTTACAGACGAGTATAACGTTTACAAGTGCCTTGACAATAACAACGGTGCTTTGTCTAAGATTAAACCATCTGGTACACAACTAGACCCTATCAAAACATCAGAGGGATATATTTGGAAGTTCATGTATAACATTCCAATTAACCTTCGTAATAAATTTTACACTGATGAATATATCCCTGTGGTTTCTGCTCTAACTAACCACTTCTATTCTAACGGTACAATTGATAACGTTTACATCACAAACCGTGGTGAAGGTTATTCTAGTGCTATCGTTTCTGTAACTGGTGACGGGTACAGAGAGTCTGACCCTATTCTTATCACAAGAGCAACTGTTGTGACTGAGGGTACTGGTTACTCTAACGGCGCAACTATCGAATTTGCTCCACCTTTCTCATCATTCTCACCATTCATCCCAAACGGTGCGGTGAACTTGGGACAAATTATTAAGAACAGCTATGATGATTTCTATGAAATCTCTACACCTGGTCAAATGGGGCCAGTACAACCTAGCCATAAATTTGGTACAGTTCTAAACGGTACATCTGCTTTGAAGTATCGTGGTACTACTATGCGTGGTACTTTGACTTTACGAAACGATAGAAACATTACTGGTATTGAAATTCTAAACGGCGGTTCTGCTTATACTCTGCCTCCAATTATCACCATCAATGACCCAACTGGCCAAGGTGCTCAAGCTACTGCTTTGATTGGTGATTCTTCAATCAGTTCTATTACAGTTAATAATTCTAGTTCTAACCACAACTACGTTTCTCCAATTCTAACTGTTGTTGGTGGTGGTGGTTCTGGCGCAATCTTACAACCAGTTATCGTAAACGGTGATATCGACGAAGTTATTGTTGTATCTGGCGGCGCTGGATATACAACAGCTCCAACTATTCGTATTGAAGACGTATCTGGCTCTGGTTGCACAATGGGTGTAATTCTTTCAGGTTCTCCAGTTTTAGATATTGTTATCGTTGACGGTGGCGAAGGATATACTGACCCAGAAATTTCTATTGACCCAGCCCCTGGTGATGTTGGCTTCGGCGCAATGGCCAGTGCAACGGTTGAAACTGGCGTTATTGACGACGTAGCATTAATCGGAAGTATCCGTGAAGTTGTTTTGATTAGTCCTGGTTCTGGTTATCTACAACCACCAGAAGTTACTATCACTGGCGGTGGAGGTAGCTATGCGGTTGTTCGTTGTAAGCTATATGCCGACCGTGTTATTTCAACAACTGTTATTAACGCTGGTGAGAATTATCTTGGAGTTCCGTCAGTTACTTTTGGCACTCCATGGTCACAAGGGTTAGAAGTTTACACTAACGACCAGTTCTCTAACGGTGCCAACCTTTACACTATCGTTGAAGGTGGTTTCCTCGGTCACGTGTCTCCATCGTGGAACAACGGCACACAATATTCTTCTGTACCTTGGGTGTCAACTACTCAAGTGTTCAATGGCGATACAGTATACCAAGAAATCTCTGGCGTTAAACACATGTATCTAATCTTGGAAGATGGATATACAAGTACAACTGCACCAGACTTTACTTCTGGTGATGGCTCTGGCGCTACTTATGGTGTTGGTCTACGCTATGTTGGTATTTGTGCTTCTATGCGAAGAGATGGTTCTGTTGCGACTGGCTACGCTGTTATGCGTTATGGTGCAGGTTACTCTGTAACTCCAGCAGTTAATATCATCGACGAGAATGGAACTGGCGCTGAGATTAACTTCTTTACTGCTAAGTCTGAAGCTAAGATTTCTGCTATTACAGAAAATGGCCAGATTATCTATTTGGTTATCGACGATCCTGGGGTTGGTTACACTAAAGCGACCATCAGCGTGACAGGCGATGGTCAAGGCGCATTATTAACAGCTGACCTTTCACTGGGTGCTATTTCATCACAACAAGCCAACAACGAAATTCTAACACCAGCTGGTACAATTGACGCTATCGCGATTGTTTCTGGTGGTTACTCTTACGGTGTTGCTAACATCTTGATTGAAGGTGATGGAACTGGTGCTACTGCTAAAGCTATTATTGATCCAATTACACAAGCTATCACAAAGGTTCAAATCACTAACCGTGGTGAAGGATACACGTATGCTAACGTTAAGATCATTGGTAACGGTTCAGGTGCGCTTCTAAGAGCTATCATTTCTCCATTCGGTGGTCACGGTAAGAGTTCTCCAGAAGAACTATATGCCACAAACTTGATGTTCTATACTAACGTTTCTAACGACCTTAACCAAGGTGTTGTGGTTGGTAACGATTACCGTCAAGTTGGTATCTTGAAAGACCCTCGCGTGTTTGATGGTTTCGAGCGTTTCCAAGGTTCATTGGGTTCTGCTTGCTTTATTGTTCAAGCTCCAGTTAATATTCAAAGATTCTCTAAAGACGAGAACTTGTATATTGAGCGTATCACTCACCCAGACTTAGAGTGGGCTCCATCTATCACTTTGAATACAGGTGACTTTATTTGGACTGGTGAAAGAATTTATGCTGTTGCTGAAGGTGGCGCTGCAGGTTCTTCTGCTCCTACATCTACTACTGGTACAGAAACAAACGGTTTTGCTAAGTTGAACTATGTTGGTTCCACTAAGTCTAAGAAACGTTACCGTATTGTTTCTCTATCACCAGCCTTTGCGTTGGTTCAATCGTTGGACAGTGATATCCCTGAATCTAACGACGTATTCATCAGAGAATCTAACATCTCTGACAACTTTACTGCTATTTCTGTTGGTATGCCGAACTTTGATAAGTTCTCTGGTCAGCTACTTTACATTGACAATAAGCAAGGCTTCACACCTTCTGGTGACGAAACTATTACACTACGAACAATTGTTCAATTTTAATACACTAAATAATAGAGTTATTGTTTAACTTTTAAAGAGACAAAAAGAATGGCACTTGATTTTAACACAGAACCGTACTTTGACGATTACGATCCAAAGAAAGACTTTTACCGAGTTCTGTTCCGCCCAAGCTATGCGGTTCAGGCACGTGAACTTACACAATTGCAGACCATTTTGCAACATCAAGTTTCTCGTTTCGGTGATCACGTATTCAAGAATGGTTCCCAAGTAATCCCAGGTTCAGTGAACGTTGATAACAAAGTTCACTTTATCAAACTTGAACAGTTCACTGGTACTGTTGACGTTACCACATATATTGAAACTTTCAAGAATAAGATTATCACTGGTGAAACTTCTGGTGTTAAGATGCGTGTTCTTGACACATCTGGTGGCTCTGCAGTCGTTGATCAACTCAACGTTGCTACTCTATATTGTAAGATCGAAGGTACTGCTGACGATACTGTTACTAACCGCCTGCAACCAGGTGAGAACATTATCGCCTATACTGATGACAACTTAATCTCTACAAACTTCCGTTTGTCTGAAGACCAGCTGACTGATATTACAGCTGTTATTAAGTTGACAGGTTCTTCTTCTGAAACTCCAACTACTTACACTAACAATGCGTCTTCTGACGTTATCGGTTATGGTTACAGTGTTGATGTTGGCGCAGGTATTTACTACATTGACGGTACATTCGTTCGTAACGATGACTTGAAGTTGTATGTAAGCCGTTTCAACAACACTCCATCTTGCCGTGTTGGTTTCAAAGTTACTGAAGAAACTGTTGCTCCAGAAGATGACGAATCTATTCTAGACAACGCCACTGGTTCTTATAACTTTGCTGCGCCAGGTGCTCACCGTTACAAAATCTCTCTATCTCTAGTTAAACTACCTTTGACTGGTACTGACACAATCAAGTTTATTGAATTGGTTCGTATCGTTGACGGTCGTGTTCACCAGAAAATTACAAACAGCTCTTACGCTGAGCTTGAGAAGTCTCTTGCTCGTCGCACATACGACGAATCTGGTAACTACGAAGTAAACAAATTCAAACTATCAGTTCGTGAACACTTGAACGATGGCGCGAACCAAGGTGTTTATGTACCATTAGCTGATGGCACTCTTCCAGTTGAAGGTGTTACATACGGTGACGACAACAAGTTCTGTTTAGTTGTAGACCCAGGCAAAGCGTACATCCAAGGTTACGAGATCGAATCTTCAGCCGCTCAATTCGTTGACTTCAATAAAGCTCGCGAAATTAACGGTGAAGAAAACAACCACATTCAACGTACTGATCAACAAACTGTTGGTCTAAGCTCAGGCAGTTATGTAGAGGTCAAGAACCTATACAACATGCCAGACGTTTTAAACTTCGAGAAAGTTTATCTAACTAAAGTTCTACAACCACGTGTTGCCAAGGCAACTTGTACTGTTAACCCATCTACTGGCGCAATTGCATCAGTAACTTTGGTTGACGGTGGTACTGGTTATTCTGCTGGTTGGAACGAAAGTGCACCAGCTTGGTCTGCATTCTTCTCTGTTAATGCTAGAACTGGTACTGGTTCTGGCGCACAGTTGAACGTCACTGTTACTAACGGCGTTGTAACTGGAATTGCTATTGCAGCGGGTGGTACTGGTTACAGCTCTACTGTTCCACCAGAAATCCGTTTGAACTACAACATTACAGTTGGTTTCCAACCATCTCAATCTAACATCGTTGGTACTGCCCGTGTTAGATCTATTCAACTATCTGACATTGATACAGCAGTTGATACTAAATCAGTATACAAATTGGGTGTGTTTGACGTTAAGATGTTTGACGGTCAATCATTCGAAAGAGACGTTAAGTCTATCATTGGATTGAATTCTTCTGGTAACTTCGCTTGCGATATTTCTCCATCTTCTTTCGCTATCCCAGGAACAGCCTCTGTTACTTCTGGTTCTGTTTTAGTTACAGGTCAAGGTACTGTGTTCAACTCAACTGTTAAAGTTGGTGATATTGTATTCTTGAACGACACATTCATCGGTACTGTTGGTGCAACTACTGGCACTTACAGTGGTACTGAGCTTGGTAACTATGCCTTCACTCTTGCTGGTAACTCTCCAGCTACTGTGTCCAATGGTCGTATCACTATTTTCAGCGCACGACTAAACCTACCAACATACGAATCTCTGTTATTCCCAATTGGTCAGACTAACATCAAGACTCTTCGTGGTTATCTAAACGGTTCTGACAGCTTCAAGAACAGCAAGATTGTTGTTCGTCGCCAGTTCGATACACGTTCTTCTACAAGCAACTCTGTTACTTGGGATTTGACTGCAGATAACGAGAACTTCTTGTCTGACGAAGATGATTCTAACTACCTATTGGTGAACGCTAACTCTGGTCTTCCAGTACAGTGGACAGTTGATGATGTGACTAAGGTTTATATTTCATTCGATAACAATGAGAACAAGACTGAAGTTACTTTCAACAACGTGCCACCTGGTCAAGAATATTACTTGATTGCGTCTGTGATTCAGATTTCTAACTCAGCTCAAGAAGCTGTTAAGACTTTGAACAAGATTGACGGCGTGATGGTAGTTGAGAACAAGAAAGTTGTAAACTCTAACACTATCGAATTGAACCACGCTGATATCTTTAAACTTGTAAGCATTGAAATGACGCCAGATGATGGTACATACACTTTCGATGAAGACAACGTTATTGACATCACTGATCGTTACACTTTAGATGACGGTCAAAGATCTTCATACTACACATACGGTGCGTTGAACTTGAAGCCAGGTCAACCTGTGCCTAATGGACCAATCCGTGTCAAATACTGGTTCTTCACTTACGCTAAGTCTGGCGGTAACGGTGGTAACTACTTCTCTGTAGATTCTTACACTATCGGTACAACAGGCGTTAAGTATGAAGAAGTTCCATCATACTTCACAACAGACCCTGTATCTGGTAAGTCTAAAGAAATCAGCTTGACTGATGTTGTTGACTTCCGTCCAGTTTTAGTTGCTGCAGATTCTAACCAATGGCACCCAGAACTACCAATGATCGGTTCTGATATGAGCTGCCCACGTGCAAACTACGTTGGTCGTGTTGACAAAGTTGCCTTGGATTCATTCGGTAAGTTCAATATTATTACTGGCGTGCCGAGCGCAATGCCAAAAGAACCTGATGATCCAAAAGAAGGCATGGTTCTTGCAACAGTTACAATCCCACCATACACTAATTCTGTTAAGGATGTAACTGTAACACAACGTGACAACCGCCGTTACACTATGCGTGATATCGGTCGTTTAGAGCGTCGTATTTCTAAACTAGAATACTATGTAACTCTTTCTCTATTGGAGAAGGATACTGCACAGCTTTCTATTGTTGACGAGACTACTGGTCTAGATCGCTTCAAGAACGGTTTCATTGTTGACCAATTTACTGGTCACGGTATCGGTGATGTTAAACACGAAGATTACCGTATCGCTATTGATAACAAGAACAAGGTTCTACGCCCAACTCACTACACTAACGCAGTTGAATTGGTTGAAGACTTAACTTCTGGCGCTGACCGTGGTAACAAGACTTACCAGAAGACTGGTGACCTTATCACTCTTCCATACAGCGAAAACGATTACATCTTCAACTACAACGCTACTCGTGCGATGGACGTTCGTTCTATCTCTATGGGTGCGTTCAAAGGTCAAGTTTACTTGTACCCAGAAGGTGATAGCTGGAAGTCAATCTCTCGTCGTCCAGACTTGAACGTTACAGATAATAACGGTTATGACGCAATTAAGTATGTTGTGGAAAACATTATCGGTACTCAGTGGGGTGAATGGCAAGACCATTGGACATCTTCTGCATATGCTGGTACTTTCTCAACATCTACAACTGAAGGTCGTCTAACTACAACGTATGAAACATCGTTGTATACTGAATCTGGCTACCAAGATAGATCTGGTACATCATATAGCGTAACACCTTCTTCTACTGTTAACACTCAATCTTACGGTGACCGTGTTGTGGATATGTCTTATATCCCATACATGAGATCCAGACCTGTAACATTCGTTGCACAGAACTTGAAGCCAGCTACTCGCTTCTTCCCGTTCTTCGATAAGATTCCAGTTAAGCAATATGTTAAGCCTGCAGACGTGTTCAAAGTAACACGTGTATCAAACTCATTGATGTCTTTCGAGTTGGCTGATTTGCAGAACAACATCCTAGCTGATGATCCACGTCGTAGCTTCGACGGTACTTCATACAGAACTGTTGTTGGTGAAAGCGGAAGCCGTGTAGAACCAGCGTTTGGATTCGGTGATGTTATCACTAATACTCAACACACTGTAACTAACATTGTTTCTATTGCTAACCTAACTGCTCCAGCAACTACATTCAATATGGTTGTTGCTGATTCAAATAACTTGTATGTTGGTAACCACGTTGTTCTATACAACTTGAACTACCACAACACTGTTAACGTTTCTACTTGGCAAGATTACTCTGGTGTGGTGTTCCCTGTAAGCAATAAACTTACAAACCCAGCTGCAAGTTCTAAACAGCTTAACCTAAAAGTGTTTAAGATTGTTGGCGTGAGCGGTGGTACAATTACTCTTGCTAACATCGACGGAACTGAGATCCCAGCGTTTGACGCATACTCAACTGCGTCATATGATGACAACCAACGTGGTAAGTTGTATCGTTTGAAGGCTTCTGGTGTTGTTGCTTACGGTGGTACAATTTACAGCTCTGACACTATTGGTCCAATCCAACAAGACATCCATATTGTTAACATCAAGAACGGCTTCGGCGTTGGTGAAACACTAACTGGTACTGTTGGTATCGGTTCTACTGGTAACTACAACGGTTTTGTTGTAAACGAAATCAACGGCGCAACTACTGGTTTCACTATGAAGTCAGTTGGTGATTTTAACACTGCTGATGCAGACGGTTCTATGGTTGGCGTATTCGTTATCCCAGAAACTGACTCTTTGGCTTTCCGTACTGGTGAACGTACTTTCAAACTAACAGATAACATGTCTGATAGTGATGCTCAGTTTGATTCTGTTGGTTCTGCTGTGTACTATGCTCAAGGTATTGCTCTAGATAAAGAACGTACTGTTGTGTCTACTCGTGCAGCGCAGTTTATCCAGTCAGCAGCTTACCAAAATTCTCGTGATATGGGTCTTCCACCTATCCGCAGAACTTCGACTTCAACTCGTGTGTTGTACCAATACAGTACTGACCCACTTGCACAAACTTTCGTGGTTAATAATCCAGGAGGTGCGTTCGTTACTTCTATTGACTTGTACTTCTCTGAGAGAGGTCGTCGCCCAGTTGCTATCGAACTTCGTCCAACTGATAATGGTGTTCCTTCTTCTACTAAGGTTATCCCATTCTCGCAAGTTGTTCGAACTCCTTCAGAAATTGTTGTGTCAGATGATAGCTCTCTACCAACTCAGTTCAAGTTTAGATCTCCGATCTATCTACAAGATAACGAAACATATGCGTTCGTTGTTATGACTGACGAGCCAGGTGCCCAAATGTGGGTTTCTGAAATGGGTCAGAAAGATATCTTGACTGGTAATAATATCGCTGGTCAACCACTAACTGGTTCACTGTATGCTTCTCAAAACGCACAAGAGTGGGAAATCCATACGCTATTGGATATTAAGTTCGTTCTAAGAACTGCTAAGTTTAACACTAACGTGCAGTCTCAGTTGTTCTTGAAGAACGTCCCACCAGAAAATATTGGTTTGGATAATAACCCATTCACTATCACAAACAATCTTACTAAGATTCGCGTGAAGGCTAAGAACCATGGTTTGATTGCTGGTCAATCAGTAACCATCAGCGGTGTTCCAGTTGGTGTTCATGGATCAATTGATCAAACTAAGGGTATCCCTCACACTTTATTGAATACAGCTCATATTGTATTGTCTGAAGGTTTGGATAAGGATAGTTTCGTTATTCAATTGACTACAACTGAAGCTGGTTCTGGTAACAACCTGTTGTCTGGCACTGCTCTAGATTTTACTACTGGTCAATATGGTGGAAACACAGTTTCTATCACTCGTGGTCTATTCATGGACGACTTGTACTTGAAGACTTCTGACTTAGTCTTCACAGATACTAAAGTTGACTACTATGCTAAGACAATGACAACAGGTGGAACTATCGGTGGTTACTTGCCAATCGTTGCAAACAGCGATAACAACTTCAATACTCGTATGATGATCCCAGCATACGAAAACTACAATACTGTCAATGACGTTAAAGTAGCTCCGCTGCAAATTAAAGCAGTTATGTCTTCTACAAACCCTAACGTGTCTCCAGTTATTGATATTCAACAGCTTTCTGCTTTTGCTGTATCTAACTTGATCAATAGCACTTCTGCTTCTGAAGTAAACGTTGCAGCTATTGATACACGTGTGTTGTTGACAGCCAACGATATCGCAACTGCTGATACTCAAACTGCTGGCACTGGAAACATCATAACTGCTGGCACTGGCACTACTGCCGTTACAGGTGAAGGTACTTCGTTCAAGTCTCAAGTGTTCCCAGGCAACAAATTGTACAGAGATAGCGATGATGCTTTAATCGGCACTGTTTCTTCTGTTACTTCTGACACATTGTTGACTCTAACTGGCAACTCTGGTATTGCTATCACTGGCGCTACTTCTTTTGTTATTCAATCTAACCCTTCTCTAACCTTCGCGAACAACTCCGCTGGTTTCGGTAAGATTAGCACTACAATTGATACGGCTGATAACTTGTTATCTTCTGCCAGCGTTGGTAAGGTTCTAATTATCTCTGGCGTTGACGGTGACCAAGTATCTCCAAAACTAATCGACGGCACTTACAATATCACTGACGTTCAAGTTGTTGAAGACCGTACTGTGTACGCTGGTAACACTGAAGGTGATATTTGTACTATCACTTTGGACAGAGCTTTCGGTACTACTGCTACGATCGACATGATCACTGACGGTAACTTTAAGATTTCTATCTTGGATAAATATGTTGACGATACAGCTCCATACGGATCTTCTAACAACGCCAACTACATTACAAGAACTCTATCACTGGCTGAACCAGCTGAAGTGATTAAGGTATTGTTTGACGCTAACATTCCAAACAGCACTGAAGTCAAAGTCTATTACAGAACTTGGACTGGTAACGATGTAGATTTGAGAAAACTACGTTGGAATGATACTGGTTACGTGAGTGACGCTAAGGACGTTGGTTCTGAGTTTGTTGAAAGAGAAATTACTAAAAATGGTATCCCTTCTTTCAACAACGTTCAAATCAAGATCGTGTTCAAATCTACTAGACCAGTGGCTGTACCTAAGATTAAAAACCTAAGATTACTGGCATTGACATAATATGGGCTTAGAAAAAGTTGAAGGTTATACCCACTTAAGAAAAGACACCTCCAGTGGGGGTGTCGTTAATGTGGATAGAAAGTCTTTCGAGTCATACCGATCTCAAAGACTTTTCGCTTTACAGAAAAGTGAAGAAAATAAACACACAGTTGATTCTGTAACACGACTAGAAACAGAAATAAATAATATAAAGAGCGACATGCAAGACATCAAAGTTATGTTGCTAACGTTACTAGAAAAAGGTAAATAATGGCTATCATCCATCTAAGACAAGATAAAGAACGTCCTCTGACAATTGAAGAGGTTGATTCTAATTTTGACTCTTTAAACCAAGAAGTTGCGCAGAAATTAGATACAACTACTTTCACTGCGCAGAACATCCTTAACTTACTAGAACCAATTTCAGGTACTACGTCTACAATTGACGCTAAGAAGTTACAAGGTTATTTACCAAGTAGATCTTCACAACCAAACACAGTTGCTATTCGTGACTCGCTTTCTAACATCTACGCCAACCAATTTTATGGCGTTCACGTTGGAGCAGTTCTTGGTAACGTGACAGGTAACTTAGTTGGTACTGTTACTGGTAACGCATCTAACGTTGATGGTGTTGTACAAATTGAACACGGTGGCACAGGTGCTAACAATACATCTTCTGCTAGAAACAACCTTGGTCTTGGTAACATAGCTGTTCAAAGTAAGAACACTATTGATATTACTGGCGGTACAATTACTGGTATCACAGACATTACAGTAGCTGATGGTGGTACTGGTGCTTCTACTGCTTCTGGCGCAAGATCTAACCTTGGTTTGGTTATTGGTTCTGACGTTCAAGCCTACGCTGCCACTCTTTCTGGTTTATCATCTACGTCTGGCGATGGTTTCCTAATCAGAACAACTACAAACTCAGCAGTTGTTCGTAAGTTCGTTTCTGGTAACTCGATTGACCTAACTAATGCAACTGGTGTTGGTGGTGATATTAATATCGGTGTTTCTCTAGCCCCTTCTTTCAGCAGCATCACTAAAGTTGGTACAAACGGTTCTGGTGACCTTGGACAAGGCGGAAACCGTTGGAATACTATTTGGGCTCAACAACTGGCACTTGGTCACGCTAATGCAGTTGAAGGTGGTGGTATTTATGCCACTGGTAACATCGTTGCGTATTACTCTGACGACAAACTAAAGACTAAACTTGGTAAGATTGAAAATGCTCTTGATAAGATTGAAGAGCTAGAAGGTTTCTATTATGAAGCTAACCAAACTGCCCAAGATCTAGGATACACAGTAAAACGTGAGGTTGGTGTTTCAGCCCAAAAAACACAAGGCGTTCTTCCTGAGATTGTAAAGCCTGCCCCAATTGATAATAAATACTTAACAGTTGATTATGAACGTTTCGCTCCATTGTTTATTGAAGGTATTAAAGAGTTGAGAGCTGAGCTTCGTTCAATCAAGAAACATATTGGGATGGAGTAATAAATGCCTTTAATTACCACACGTGTAACC